GCCTCTGCGACACGTCGCTCGGCCTCGGTGCTGGACAGGCCGTAGCGCTCGGCGTCGAGAGCGTCACCCGGGCGCAGGTCGGTGCGGAGCTGGCGAGCGGTCATGAACATCTGCAGCTGGTCGTAGCTGATGTTGTCAGGAGCGCTCATCCCCGATCACCAAACTTTCGCTCACCACGCCACGTCACCGGCACTTCCATGTTGGGGTCGATCTCGTTGGCCGCAGCGATTCGGTGATGACCGTCCATGATGTTGCCTGCAGGGAGGAAACGCTTCCATCTCCGTTCATGGAGGTCCACCGCCAGCAGGGCTACGGGCTTCGTGACTCCGCGCTTGGCGATGGAGTCATACAGTCCGTCGTAATCGGCCTCTTCCAGCTTCTGCTCCCAACCCTCCGCCGGGGTCTGAGGCCGCTCCCGGTAGCCGCCATGGGTCGAGGGCGTCGCTTCCTCGATTCCGAGGTCGCCCGGGTTGAAGCTACCGATCCCACCGTCCATGAGCTTGTGGGCAGGCTCGAACATGGAAAGCTGGAACTGCTTGTCGGACAGGCTCCGCTGGGCGCTCATACCTTGGACATTGTAGAGCAAGAAAGCCCTCCCCCCGAAGGGAGAGGGCTTCTCTGGAAGAAGGGTCAGTAGGTCACAGACGCCATGGCGATGTACCAGCTGCTTGGTACAGGTGGTAGGCCGCCTTGGTGTTGCAGAGTGGGTCGGCCCACTGCGACGGGGAGCACCCCACGGCAGTGAACCGGTGTGAGTGCAGTGACATCAACAGCTGCCAGCAGCCGCGAGCGGTGCTTGCCGGGTTGGCTGCCGCTGGCTGGTTGCGGGACTCTCGGTGAATGATGCTGCGGCCCCACGCCCATGTGTGCGGAGGGAAGACCTTCTCCATGGCGCTGTAGCAGTCGCGAGGGCGTGCGGCAGCTGCTGCGAGCCATGCTCGCTGCTGCTCTTGGACGTGCTCAGCGATGGCCCGCTGTTCAGGGGTCATCGTCTCAGCGGTGACCGGGTCAGGCCCGAGACTTCGCCAGTGAGCGATCTGTGCTGGCGTACACCCGCCCAGCACAGTAAGCGCCAGAAACACCAGCACGAGACGTCGAACATGCGTCATACTCATGAGCTGCAGTACCTCCTGCAATAGAAAGCGCCCGTCGGAACTGGACCTCCGGCGGGCGCTCTTTGTTGGTTCTGTAATGGTACCGCAACATTGTGCGGATGTCACGCAGGAAGCTGACTCAGCTCCTTGATCGCATCCCACTCCTCAACGGAGTGGCCCTGCAGATCTCGCCAGAGAACGACGTCAAGACCCGCCGCCGATGCTGCCGCCACCTCGTCACGACGACGCTGGTTCGCCTGCCGCCGCTGCCTCTCTGCGTCCCTGAACGCCCGGTCACGCCGACGCCATGTCGACGCCGACGACTTCTGCGACTTTGCTGTCGATCTACTCACTGTGTTGCTCCTTTGTCCTCACTATCCAAATACCCATACGGCGATCAGCGGTGCGAGGTCGTAGCCGAGGTTCACTCCCATCGTCGCCACGGCGACGGCGAGGGCGAGGGCGACGAGCGTGGAGGCGCTCACTTGGTCCCCTTCGGGTCGGGGGGCTGCACAGCAGCAGCAAGGCGGTGGAAGTCGTTGTCGCACATGATCGGAGCGTCGATGTCGGGTAGTCCCTCGTCACCCACCGAACGGGGGTCGTCGCTGCTGCATGTCGGGCACAGCGTGGGCGGCGGGGTGGGGTCGGGGAGTTGGCATGGACAACCGGGGCCGCATAGCAGAACGTGGGGGATCTCGGTCACCGGCTCACCGATCGGGATGATTTGGGCGTTCGGCATCGTGAACGAGCCGCGCGGGGGCAGCCCATAGCGGGCGTCGGCGCGGCGTCGCCGCCGCTCGTTCCACTCGGTGAAACGGCTCATGTCGGTTCCTTCGGGTCGGGGGGCTGCTCGGCAGCAGCGAGGGCGGCCAGCCTGATCTTCAACGTGCGGGGGATGTCGAGGGCGTCGATGGCGTCGGTGAGTGCGGACAGGCGGGCAGCGAGGTCGTCACGCTCGGCGCGAAGGTCTGCCACCGTGCCGGTCGGAAACAACATGCGGCGCACCAGTTCGGCGTCATGGTCGAACCCGAGGGCGTCCAGATAGTCGGCCAGCGGTGCAAGCCGTTCCTGCATCTCCATCAGGTCCATGAACGTCGGGTACTCGTCCAGTTCGGCTGCGGCGAGCCACCCGTGCCACGGCTCCACGGGTCTGGCGTCGGTGAGTGAGGCGAGCCGGTCGGCGGCGAGCAGCAGGGCGCAGTCGTCGTGCCACTGCCAGCACTCGTCGGAGTGGGTGCCGACGGCGTCAGGGTCGCGCACCATGCTGCGGAGCCGGTCGGGCAGGGTTCCGTCGTCGCTCATGTCGGCCCGTCCACGGCGTCAGCGATGCGGCGCACTTGGTCGACCCACCCAGCGGCGTCCCACTTCTCCATGAAGTGTGCTGGGACGTAGGCCATCCATGACTCGGCTTCAGCGACGAAGACATCGGGGTCGCCGATGGCATCGAGGAGGGCTTGATGGTCGCGCAGCCGCTTCGCCGCCGCTCGGGCCGCCACGCAGTCCGAACAGGAACACGTCTCGGACTGCACGAGCCGCTCGATGATGTCCTCGGTCGTCGGTTCGGCGCTCACTTGATATCCTCCAACCGCCACCGGCCCACGCTGTTGCCGTTGATGTCAACGCACCGCCCGGAGCGGAATCCAGCGGGCACCCTACTGGCCACGTACGTCAGGATGCGCTCGATCTCCAGATCGGCGTCTTCCTCGAAGGCTGCGTTGGCAGTGTCGAACTCAGCGACAAATCTGATCATGGTGTACCTCGTCCTTGCTAGTGGCGTGACCTACAAAGTATCACACTGCTGTGGTCACGTCAACTTCTTGTGTAAACTCATCTATGAGGTTTACTTAGCACTGACGGTCCGCTACACTAGCACCCATGAAGCCCGTACTGTTCCTTGATGTCGACGGAGTGCTCAGCGCCCTGAGAGAGTCTCCGTGGGCGGAGTCGGTCTCGTCCGCAGTGAAGGTCGCAGACTACCCGCACTCGTTCCTCATCAACACCTCCCCTTTGCTCGGGTTCCGGCTTCAGCAGCTGCCCGTTGACATCCACTGGCTGACCACTTGGCGGGAGGACGCCAACACTCTGATTTCCCCTCTTGTTGGCTTGCCTGATGACTTGCCGGTAGTGGATTGGCAGATCGCCTTTGGCGAGCCGTCGAGCATCGACGGCAAGCGCCGTGCAGTGGAGGCGTGGACCGAGGCCAATCCCGGGCACCCCTACATCTGGATTGACGACGAGCACTGGCGTCCTCGTCCACACCTCCCTTCGCTCTTCATAGAGGGCGGGCTGTCCCTGATCGTCGGTCCAATGTCGTCTCGGGGCCTGACTCCAGAGGACATCGACAAGGTGGAGCAGTGGCTCTTGGGCTTGCCCGAAGAAGTACTATCTGGGGATGGCCGTCAGACGGGTTGGTGAGCTTCAGTTCCCCTTTCAGATGACCATGTTCGAGCAGGCTCGCACGCTGGACACCGAGATGGTTCACGGGGACGTGATGAGTTCGGGCCGTGACGCCGATTCAGTCAGAGAACAGAAGCTGCGAGAAGCCGCCAGCCCCGGATCAGCGGTGACTGCTCACAACGTGCGTGAGAAGTTCGTCGCTCGCACGCAGGGAGTCGGGTCACTTCGTGACTCCATCGCCAGTAGCGGCGTCACTGAGCCGGTTCATGTCAGCCTTGGCCAACGATGGTCGAGTCGAGCAGAGCCGACGCTGGACAACGGCCACCACCGTGTGTACACCGCCGCCGACCTCGACCCCAACATGGAAGTTCCCGTGAGGTGGCTGGACCATCGTGCTCCGGCCGACCAGCCGCACGGGGAGTACCAGATCTACCGAAAGATCCACAACAGGCATCCCGGCATGGCCGAGGCCGCAGCCGCCGCCCGCAGCTTGTACGCCGATCAGAAGGCCAAGGACGATCAGGCCCTCAGCGTGAAGAGTTCGGGAAGCGGCGCAACCCGCAGCGGTAGCAGACCGTAATCGTGCCGCGAAGGCGGGGCCTCTGCGCCCACCTGTGGCCTAGTACGAAGCACCAGATTTGCCTCACCTCGGCTCCTGAGAACGAAGCCATGACACAGCCCCTTCACGGGACATGGCCTGCTGGTAGCGATCGGCATCGCCGGTCATCGCCTTCAGGGACGACAAGTGCTCTGCAGCCTTTGAGCTGTTCTGCAAGCCGATGTGGACCGCTGCAGCCTTGGCGTGGTAGCCGACCTCGTTGTACACGGGGAGCTGGTGATGCCCCAAGGTGTAGTCACGACGGGCGTTGTATAGATCGTCCTCGGTAGAGACCGGCTGGCCTTGTGACTCTCGGTAGCGGCTATTACCTGCTTGCTGTTCGGCAACCTCACGGTCATAGCCGTAACGGCTGGTCAGGTAGCCCAGCTGGCTGTGGACCTTCGGAATGACGTACTCCGGGTTGTAGCGCCCACGGGTGGCGTACGGTTCATTCATTCGGTGCGTGAGATCCCCGATGTGTTCCAGACTGTGAGAGTACAGTCCACCGCCAAAGACCTGTTGGGCGTGGTCCATGGCACGCTCCGGGCGGCCTCGCTGCATGTGCGCCACGTCGTTGAGCACGACGTTGTACTGGTCGTCGGTCATGCCTTCGATCTCGTCAGCGTTGAATGGAGTGTTGGCAGCGTGCCGCCTCTTCACCATTTCACCGAACTGACTGTCACTCAAAGTCATGAGCTACAGGTTACTTCAACGAAACCACGGGGCCTCTGCCACTTCCACGACTTCGCCGACATCCTCTACCGTCATCATGGTCGCAATGGCGAGACTGTCCACATAGTCATCGTGGGCGTCCCTGCTGTCGTCTGGAGCCTGAATGAGCATGTAGTTGCCCTTCATGACCTTCTCGGCGTCCTCCATCTGCTGCCGAAACCGCTTCCAGACACGAGTCCTGCGGGCCTTGGAATGCCCCGGGTACAGCAGCAGGTTCCTCTGCAGCAGCTGAATCAGGTGCTTCCAGCGATCCGCCTGATTCTTGAGGTCTGACGTGACGGGAACGACCTCAACCTGATGTCCAATCAGGCGGTCAAGTCGTTGAGCAACGGCATCACCCATGCCCTGAGCGTCGACTCCAACTCTGGCGATGTTGTAGTTGGAGAGAAAGTCCACGATCTGGAAGTACTGCTCTTCCCAGTCCGTGTGGGTGATCTCCAGCCAGTTCAGGATGCGGTGTTCGTAGTACCCCGCCGGGTCTGGATGATCCCAATCTACCCAGCACACCGTGACCACCGTCGAGTCCTTGACTCGTGCCACGTCGATTCCCGCCACACATGGCGTGCGGTGCCATGACTTGACTATCTCCATGGACTTGTCCGCTAGATAGTCAAGGTCATCTTCAGTGACCAGCATGCCCCGGTCGAGCATCCACTTGAGTGCGTAGCTGAGCTGGAACTCGTCCGAGTCCTCGCCGAGTCTCACCTTCTCCTTCTGGATGAACTTGGCGTAGTACGGGTTGTACTTGGAGACAACCTTCCAGTTGTACTCGAAGTGGTAGTTCTTTGCTCCTCGGTTGGTGGAGCGACGCTTGTTGTGCTGGATGGCCTTGTAGTAGTCACCCTTGTGGAAAGAGGGCGTGCCGATCTTGCAGATCGTCCCAGAGTTCGCAGCCAACATCGGATGTATCGACTTGCGTACCATCAGGTCGTCAGCCTCCTGCGCCTCGTCAAGGATGATGACGTGGTAGGAGGCGCCTTCGATCTTGGCCTTTGGGTTGGCGGTCTGACGGCGACAGAATGACCCTGACTTCAGCTTGAGGATCTTCGACCCGTCATCGACCTTCTCGTCAATTTCCGGGTCAGACAGGAACATCTTCGCTCGGTCGTTCGTGAGCTTGTCACGTACGCGCCCGTAGATGAACTCGCTCTGAGTGTCGGTTGGGGCGAAGAGGCCGACCCACACGCCCCGCTTGAAGCGGTCGAACATCGGGTACGACAGCGCCAGCTTGGGGAACAGCACTATCACGCCTGCCACGATGATCGCCATCGTCTCTGACTTCCCCGACTGACGCGACCACGTAGCGGTCAGTTCCTCGCCGTCGGCAAGGAGGATCGACTCGATAAGCCGGTAAGCCATGTCCCGCTGGTACGGGCGCAGCTCCATGTCGGCCAGCTCCTCGCAGAAGACGATTGTCCTCAGGATGATCTGGTGGATGAACTCCTTGTCGGACTCCGACAGGGCAGCGTAGGCAAGCCCGGTGCCGTCGTCCTCGTCCGGCTCCAGCGGCTCGGCTTCCTCCTCTAGGGGGTGCTCGAAGAGCATCTCGGGGTTGCCAAGATCTTCGTACAGAGGAGTCGCCATGGCCTGATCCTACTTACGGTTGTCGTAGTAGTACTTCCGGTAGTAGGCCCGGCCCTGCTCTACGCAGGCCCCTCCACACCCCTGCTGGTAGCGGTAGGTCGAGAAGTACTCGCAGGTCTCCCCTGACGGCTTGCCGGTGACCACACAGACGCCGGGGGGCGACTCTCCCGATCGCTTCTTGCGCTGCGGCAGGTTGTCGAGCTTGGCTTCGATCTGCGAGAGCCGGGCTTCGAGCTGATCGAGTGCGGCTTCGAGCTGAGTGATGCGGGCAAAGACCCGCTTGAACCCACCGCTGGCAGCGGCTTCCTCAGTCATCGGAGGACTTCTCCAGCCAGTCGAGACCGCCCCGCACCACCTCGGCGCCATGGGTCGGGGTGTACAGGTAGGCGGTGAAGCTCACGGAGTCACGTCGGGTCAGCTCGAACTTCGAGTTCTCGGCCAGCGCTGCCACGATCTGCAGCGTGTTGAGGTGGAAGAAGAGCACCGCAGCGGCGTCTGCCTCGGTGGAGTAGGTGTCGGCACCTTCCATCACGTCTCGGTTGCCGATCGTGATGTAGGGGCGGAACTGGTACTGGCTGGCCTCCCCGAAAGGAAGCTCCAGCTGCGTGTATTGAAGGGTGTTGGTGTCGCTCATGCCCCACATCTTACTAAAGGCATTTAGGAAATGCAAGCTCATTCGGCCCGAGCCTGCATCTCCTCGGTCCCCAGCAGAGCCTGCTGCAAGTACAGGTGTACCTCGTGCAGATGCTCAGGGGCCTTGGAAGGCGGAGCGTGCCGCAGGGCGTCGTAGTGGATCTGGGCGTTCATCAGCGACGTCTCCACCACGTCCATCAGCTCACTGGAGGAGAACTTGACGAACTTGGTAGGGGCGAGCGGAGCCTTCTGCCTACGCCGCCTCATGGGGCGGATCGAGGAGCCGGGGGACGCCACTTGCCGATCTCCTCAGGAGGGGTCTCACCAAGAGCCTCTGAGTTACCGAGGACATCCGCATGGGACTTTGCGCCAGACCGCTCAGCAATACCGATGTGAAATGCTGACTCTCTACCCATTCGGAACCTGTAACCACGCCCAAGGCGGTACGGCTCGGTCTCTTCCAAGAACCAGAACGGGATGGCCCAGCGGTTGTTCTTCTCGATCTCGTCCTCCAGCCCGAAGTACAGCCACTTACGCCATAGGGGGATGAAGTGGATGGACCACACTGCATGCAGGACCCAGAACTTGACAGTGAGCCACCACTCGGTCTTCATGGCCGGGACTGCACTTCCTTGCGGTTCGGATTCGATGGGGCCTGCACCTGATCCGGGGTCGCAGGCGTGTAAGGCAGGCCGTTGAGCACCCGGTTGACCATCTTGCCCTTCGATGAGGCACGAGCGAACCGTCGGTACAGCTCGGAGTCAGCCGCTCCGTACACCGTGACGACGTGCCCTCGGCCGTTCTTCCAGACGACCTGCAGCTCGCGAGTCCCATAGTCGTAGCGGTAGCGGGTGAGGCGGCTCGACTGCGGCGACTCGATCCACGGCCCGAGGTCGTGGACTGGATCATCGGCCTCTTGGTACGGCGAGGGCATCAGTCGTCCGTCTCGTCAAAGAAGGTCTGGGGGTACTTGTTGGAGACCCGAGTCAGCACGTCGAGACGGCTTGCGCTGTCAGTGGCCCCTTCGGCCTCGCACTGATCCTCGGCCTCTCTCAGCAGGTTCTGGGTGCGGAGGAAGCTCTCCAGCAGCGGGGTCAGGTTCTCCGCCGTGCCGAGCGAGACGAACGTCTGCCCGTGATCTGGGTCCAGCACCCCGAGCAGGATCACGAAGTCCAGCGTGTCGGTAGGAGACATGCCGACGATGAGACTTGTCTGCCCTGCGATGTAGAGGGGTGTCGTATCCAGCTCGTCATTCATTCTCTTCTGCCCTCATCGCTTCTGCAGCGGCAACTGCTGCGTCCATGGCCACTTGCTGTCGGAACAGGTCGGCGGCAGCCATCGCCCCTACGTGCAGAGCGTTGGGGTAGCCACCTGCCCAAGAGCCTAAAGCCCCTATCGCAACGGCGCCAGCGATGTCCAGACTCTGGAGGTCGTCGTAGGTAGACATTGGTATCGGAATCCTTCCTGTGTGCTGGCTTTCAAGATACCAAATGTGGTTTACAACATTCAAGGGGAAATATCTCCTTGACACGCTGGCGACACCTTTGGTACCTTGTACTCATCGTTCGACACACAGAGGAGCACGACACATGGCAAAGGTTCTGAACGAGTTCGACTTCAGGTCGGGCCGGGCTGGCGGGCACGAGAAGTACCCGTGGGCAGAATGGTTCGATGGGCGGATCTGGAAGCTCAGCCCCGAGGGCTGGGACTCCAAGGAGGAGCCGGGTGACTTCGTCGGCTCGCCCGAAGACTTCCGGACCACCTGCTACTCGGCCGCCAAGCGGCGTGGGGTCAAGATCAAGACCTCCGTCAACACCGTCGAGAACTACCTCGTGATCCAGAAGGTGGCTGACTTGACCCCGGTCGAGTCCTGAGATCTGACCGGAGTGCAAACCCCTCCCTCTCCTTGCCGCACTCCGGTCAGACAGCATGAGGATGGACACTTTCTAGCCTGCCCCCACAGCTAGTTGAGTGTCTCCTCGGCCAGAGAAGGCCCACTCCGTTTCGGAGTGGGCCTCTTTGCGTCTTGGGGTTAGCTACTATTGTGCAAGATCTTCTCGATGATCAACTGCTACTGGAGCCACCCGTTGCTCTCATTGACATATTACCTGTCTGATACCAACGCAGCGGGCCTCTGGTGGTCAGCGGTAACTTCCTCACTTGCGGCAGTACTGTCTCTTGCGGGAGCATGTCACGGATTATCTCGTCACAGGTTTGCACGGACGGTTCTAGGCGTATCGGTGGCCGCAGCTGCCTTGAGCTATTGGGTCGACATCCTAGGTGAGTACGGATTGGGGGCAGAACTGCGGCGTGGAGCCAGCTACGTTCTCTGGCCGTCGTTGCTGTGGGTGGCATGGACTGGCATCTCCTACATGCGGGCAAGAGAGGCCATGGTTCAGCAGATTCTTGAAGGGGTGCGGGATGAATGACTGGCCTCCACAGATCTGGGGCCTGTTCATTGCCGTTGTCGGGGCAGTTTCAGGATGGGTCGGAAGAATTTCCAACAACCGAGCAGATGCGGCGGCAGTCTTGACTGACGGTGCGTTGAAGATGGTCCACGAGTTCCAAGAGGAACTCACCAATCTCCGTACTCGACAGACCCGACTAGAGATGGAACAACGTCTGGAACGAGAGTGGTGTGACCTCAGGATCAGCCAGCTGGTCACCGCACTGCACTTGGAAGGTATTGAAGTACCTCCCCCACCTACTCGTCCGGACTACTCCTCGTGAGTAGTTAGCTGCCAATCTGTGGCATACTCTTGGCGACGAACTACTTCGACGTCAGGAGACTCCTCCAATGAGCTACGCACCAGATGGCGGCTACGAGGCCACCTACGCACCCAGCATCCCCGGCAACAAGGGACCGCTCCGATTCGAGGAGGGCGTCGCCACCGACACCGACGTCCCGATGGAGTTCGGTCGTGGCGCCTACGGCGACACAGTTGGCTCGGTTGCTCTCGGCACGCTCGCAGGCATGACCAAGACCCCGGTGGAGACCATGCGTGAGCGCGCCCACGTCGGGTCGGCCAGTTGGATCGAGGCCCCCATGCAGCTGCAGGAGTTCGTGCAGGGTGCCAGCATGGATCACCCCACCTTCGAGCGGGTTGCCGGGAGCGAGTCCCGCATCTACCGCTGGAACCCGACCCGAGTCGGCTGAGACCCATGCCCGAGCACGACCGGCACTACCCGGACACTGCGTACCATCCCGCCCGTCGGCCCACCCCGGGGTACGACCCGGCTCCCGCCAGCCCGAAGGGCTTCACTCCCTCTGAGCAGCAGCCCAAGCCCGAAGAGAGCTGGGAAGACCCCGACGCCGGGACCGGACAGATCTTCCGGAAGTAACTCAGATCTCTCATGCCTGAGCACGGCCGCTTCTACCCAGACAAGGCTCACGACATCCGGCGGAGGCCGCCAGAGCCTCGCAGCGGGGACGGCTCGACTCTGAGTTGGACGCAGGACGATGAGATCGACGGGCCGAACGTCACGCACACGAGCTACATGTCGAACTTGTCGGGGTACGACATCACCCGTTCGGTGCCCCGAAGCATGTACACCGTTGGTGCGGCAGCCGAGTACTCAGCAAGCACTCCTGATGGGGTGACCGGAGGATTCGATTCTTTCGAGTCTGCCGAAGCCCACGTCGCCTCCCATGCCGGGTACGTCAAGGACCGGGGCGCCGACCGCTATCGAAGACTGGACCTGAACTGATGGCTTACACCCCGTTCAACACCCAGCTCGGGAAGTCCGACCAGCCGGGGCGCCCGGTATCGGTCAAGGGCTTGGTTGTCCTGCGTCAGCCCAACACCCCTGAGGGGTTCGAGTGGTCATCTCCCTCGATGAAGCCTCAGGCGCTGGAGCGGGCCAAGAGCCAGTACCTCTCCAAGCACGAGATGCCGCCAGCCCTGCGCCCGCAGAGCGTGGGGGCAGTGAACCAGATTCGCCGCCGGAACATCTCCGCCGGTTGGCGCAACCCCCGAGGTATCGCCTGATGTCTGCTACCCAGAAGTTGTCCTCCGACCAGTTCGCCGCTCTTGCTCAGCGGGTGAACCGGCAGCAGGCAGATGGTGAGGACATCGGCTTCAGCGTCTACAGCAGCGGCCCCAAGGTCGGTCAGGATGTCACCAACGCCTACATGGTGGGTGGGTACGGTGCCCCTGAAGGCGAAGTTTCGCTCCCTGCCGTTGGTGAGGCCATCAAGGGCTACCACGACGCCAACGTCTCCACCTTCAGTAGACCCGACGCCACCCTTGGTGGATGGGGGCCGGAAGGGGAAGGGCGTGTACTCCTTGACTCCTCAGAGTCGTTCCCCCCGACTAGCGCAGGCTATCGTGCGGCCCTGAAAGCTGCCGGGAATCGGACGGATTCAAAGGGTCAACCTCGCCCAGAACGGGCTATCGGTCACATCAGCCCTGAAGGGGAGTACACCGAAACCCGTCTTCGTAGTGGCCCCCCGACCGGGACTACTCGTCGTAGTGGCCCCCTGACCGGGACTACTCGTCGTAGTGGAAGCTCTCGGCCACTGGATTGATGTCCCAGTGAGCGGCGCAGGCGACCAGCCCGTAGTAGTTGATACCGATGGCTCGTTCGGTGCAGCAATCACATCGTCTGAACATGTTGCGGCTGCCCGCCACCTGTCCTCGCATCTTGGTGACGTTGTCGTACTTCGTTGTCATTCACACCTCCATTGGCAGGGTTCCCAGCCTAGCCTGACACGCTGATAACAGCAAGGACACTTTCCCCATGGCCGCTCGCCCCCGACCTAACAGCCGCAGTAGGGACATCCCGTACAGCGAGCATGTGGACGTGCCGGTACAGGGACCCGAGGCGGACAACGTCTTCCGGCCCGGAAGCCCCCGCAGCAAGGGAGCACTGCCCACCGACAGGTCCCGCTTCGCTCGGCCCCCCAAGGACTTGACTCCGGAGGAGAGCGCCTCGATCAGGGGGGCCTCGGTAGCCCGGGACCACTGGGAAGCTACGCCTGAGGGGGAGGCCCGGACCCGGGACGTGTCGCAGCTACTCAGTACCCAGATGAAGCCTGCTCAGATCTACGCCGTCAACGGCTGGGATCAGCAGACCGGCGTGGGTCCTCGTCACTACGACCGGCAACTGCCGGGAATGTCGGACCCTGCCGCCGCACCCCGACCGGTTCGCTGGGAGGAGCACTCCCCAGAGACCCGCAGGCACATCGAGCGGGCCTTGGCGGCACATGGGACCAGCATCGACCAGATGGCCGATGATCTGGGCGCTCAGATCGACCAAGCCAACGTCCGAGCCGCTGAGGCCGGGCACTCGGGGAACCCCTACGCCATGGACTTCTACTCGACGGGTGAGCCACGTGCGGTGCTCGACCAGTCGGCTCGGGATCTCGGCATCCCGCAGCCCACACACGCTCTGATGAACGCATTCACGTCCCCGCAGACGAAGTTCTCTCAGGACACCAACTCAGGGCGGAGGTACCCCAACGATGAGGCCGCCCGACATGTTGTGGAGCATGTTCAGGGCGGGGGCACGGCCACCAGTCTCACGAACGAGCGCACCGATGGCTCAGGTAAGCGCCATCAGGGGTTCGTAGGCAACATGCGAACTGCTGCGACGGCGATGGAGATGCACCTGCAGGGGATTCCTCCGCAGGACTGGGCAGGACCATCAGGCGACCCCATGGTTGGTCCCAAGACCGGGTCCTACGCCAACTCGTGGTCGGACTCACACCCTCAGTTCACCGTGGCCGATGTCCATACCGGGGGTGGGGGAGCGCTGCCACACCTCAGCTCTGAGAAGCCACTCCTTCGGGGGGAGTCAGGCGAGGTGCTGCTGTCCCAGAGCGGGGCCGAGAGGCGAGATAAGTCCGAGCGTGAGAAGGCGATCGAGACCATCCCGTACGCCCACGCAGCGATCGATTACGCCATGCGGCAGGCCATGCAGAAGAGAGGACTCGGCAGCATACGGGACTCTCAGGCCACCCAGTGGGGAGAGGAGCAGCTGCAGCGAGGCGAGGCTGGGCTGCGTAGTGCTCCCAGCAGCAGCACGGCCTATCCGACCCGTCCGAGTGGCCGGAGGCAGATCGAGGGCCAGATCGAAGCCTTCCCGGGTGTGTAGTCTGCGGGTCGTGTAACGTGGGTCTCGGCTACTTCTACGACAGCCCTGAGCGGTTGAAGAGCGCCATCACGTATTTGTCCGGAGACTCGGTGTCGGCACCGCACGTCGTAGCAGTGGAAGGGGGTGAAGGTGAATGACTGCATTCTTCTCACCGTCCTACCGAGCTGCAGCTTCGGACCTGACGGTTTCAGTCTCGCCTCTGGGCCTAGTTGAACTTGCTGACGAGGAGTTCGAGGTGCATGGCCCTCGACTCAACCGTTACGCGAGCAACTGGGCCTGGAGACCCTAAGGTACCTTGGACACCACTGGGCCTACCGCCGTGAAATGGGTGACGCACAGCTGACGTTCAACTACGTCAGAGCACTTGCTGACTACAAGATCAACTTCACCTTTGGTACCCCTATTCACTTCGGGTCTCCAGAGGCAACTGAAGTCATCACTCCCTTCCTTCTGAAGAAGGTATGGGACGATGACAACGATCGCAGGTCGTTGATCTGGGAAATCGGTCAGTTGGGCACGGTATCTGGCGATGTGTTCGTCAAGGTCGCCTACGAGCCTCCCTACGAAGACCCGCTGGGTAACCCCGTTGCAGGCAAGATTCGCATCCTGCCTCTCAATCCGGCGCACTGCTTCCCGGAATTTCATCCTCATGATCGGGCAAGGTTCACCCGTTTCAAGTTGAAGTACAAGTTCTGGGGCACGGGGGCTGACGGCACCCGCCAGATTCATACTTACACCGAGATCATCACTGACGAGATGGTTGAGGAGTACATCAACGACGACCTGATCGATTCCCGGCCCAATCCTCTCGGCATGATTCCGATCGTCCATGCGACGAACATCGCCGTGGCATCAAGCCCGTGGGGGCTGTCTGATATTCAGGACATCGTCGGCCTGAACCGTGAGTTCAACGAGAAGGCCACTGAGGTCTCCGACATCATCAACTACCACGCTGCTCCGGTGACAGTGGTGACGGGCGCCAAGGCGTCGAACTTGGAGAAGGGGCCGAAGAAGGTCTGGGCCATCGGGAGTAAGGATGCCCGGGTCCAGAACCTGACCATGGATACGAACTTGGCAGGCCCCATGGGCTACATGGAGCTGCTCAAGACGGCCATGCACGAGATCACTGGGGTGCCCATGAGCGCTCTGGGGCAGGTTCAGCCGATCTCGAACACGTCGGGAACTGCTCTCCACATGACCTACTTCTCGCTGATGCAGCAGCACACGATGAAGAAGGTGCAGTACGCCAAGCTCTTCAAGAACATCAATGAGCTGGTGATCCGCACTGCGGTGGCCTACGAGCCGGAACTCCTTGAGTACCGCCCTGAAATCGCAGGGGTATACCCGAAGCCCGGGCAGTACGTGCTGCTCGACCCCCGGGACCCTGCCACCTACAAGAGCACCATCGAATGGGATTCCCCGCTACCGATGGACTCGCTCATCAAGCTGAACGAGGTGCAGGGCCTGATGACAATGGGCTTGGAATCCAAGAGGGGTGCCCTGAAGTCGATGGGGAGCAGCTTCCCAGACCAGAAGCTGCAGGAGATCTTCGAGGAACTGCTCGAAGACATGAAGCAGCAGGGCGGCTTGGGTCTCACTCAGGCGCAGATCAACCAGTTCATCCTTGCTGCCACCGGCTTCACCGCCGACGGCCAGCCGGTGGTGGTGCCCGGGACCGAACAAACAGACGCCGAAGGCAACCCTGTAGGCATGGCGCCAGCTGTCAACCCTGACATGGCAAATGCTGTGATGGAGAAAGCCTTTGGTGTGATGCCCCCAGCAAGAGATGATCTGACTGAGGATTGACGCTGAAACCTTGTGCAAACGTGTGTAGTGTTACCTCTACGTAGCACTTCCCCACTAAACGAGGTATCCCACACATGTCAGTTCAGCAGAACCTCCCGCCGTCGCAGCAGACAGTGACCGACACGGCCAACGGTTTCATCGTCGGTGTCGACCCGGCAACTCCCCCGCAGGGCGGATTGATCACTGAGAGCGCAGTCGCTCAGAGCCAGCAGGACGGGCTGCTCGTTCCGGTGCAGGAGCAGGCCCTGCAGCAGGTGCCCCAGACGGTCGAGTCGCTGCCGAGCCTCGGCAATGAAGGCCAGCAGGAGCAGTACTTCACTGCTGATCAGGTCGCCCGCATCCGGCAGGAGGAGAAGGAGAAGCTCTACTCCCGGCTGGAGCAGACCGAACAGCAGCTCAACGAGATGCGCCGCCTGCAAGAGGAGCGGGAGAAGGCTGAACTGACTGAGCGGGAGCGGATCGAGGCCGAGCGCAAGGCTGAAGAAGAGAAGGCCATGGAGGTCCGAGATCTGCTGGAGCGCCGGGAGCAGGAGTGGAACGACCGCTTCACCCAGTTGGAAGAAGATCGGGCACGGCAGGAAGCCCTCTTCCAGCGAGAGCGAGAGCTGCAAGAACTCGACAGGTACCGCCAGCAGATGACGGAGCAGAACGCTGAGTACATCATGCCCGAACTTCGGGATCTGATCAGCGGAACAACGGTCGAGGAGATTGATCGTTCTGTGAACGAAATGCGGGAGCGAACTTCCGCTATCATGCAGAACATCGCAGACGCTGCACAGCAAGTTCAGCGTCCGACCATGCGGGGTGTGACACCTACCGGTGCCCCTCCCGTTGGGCCAATGGAACAAGCATCGACGTACGAGAACCTGACCGCTGATCAGATCAGCAATATGAGCATGGATGAGTATCGCCAGCATCGAGATCGGCTCCTCCAAGCGGCCAGCCCCAATTTCCGGGGCTGACGGCACCAACAACCCCCCATAACCCGTCTCTCACGGAGGACACCCACTCATGGCATTCCAGATCCCCAACGGGTCCGGCATCACCGGTACCGGCCGGGTCACATCCGGCACCGCCGGTTCGGCCTACGGCGCGATGCAGCCGACCGGCAGCCCGGTCGGCAACAACATCACTGGCGGCTACGGCTCCAGCGCCACCACCGGCTCCACGATGCTCTCCCCGGCCATCCAGACCGTCTGGTCGAAGGAGATCCTGTTCCAAGCGATGCCCGTGCTGCGCTTCGAGCAGTTCGCAGTGAAGAAGACCGAGCTGGGCGTCATGCCCGGCCTCACGGTCAACTTCATGCGCTACAACAACCTCCCCATCCCCTCCGGGGCGCTGGTTGAGGGCATCCGCATGAAGACCCACGGCATCTCGGCCCAGCAGTACCGCATCACGGTCGCTGAGCAGGGCTTCGCTGTGGCGCTCTCGGAGCTGCTCCTCAACGCTTCGTTCGATGACGTGATGGCCTCGGCCTCCCGCCTCCTCGGGCGCAACATGGCCCTGTACATGGACGAGCAGGCCCGTTCGACGCTGCAGTCGGCCTCCTCGATCGTGAACGGCTACACCCAGCCGTCGGACCTCACCGTCGGTCGAGGCATCTACAACAACGGAGCGCAGGCGCAGACCCTCGCCGAGCTGAAGAACAACGAGGCCCGGTACACCCTGACCCCTGCTGCGATCAAGGATGCCGTGCTCGAACTGAGCACCAAGAACATCCCGCGGCTGGGCGAGACCTACGTGTGCTTCATCCACCCGGCGCAGAGCCGCCAGCTCCGGGACACCCCGGAGTTCATCGAGGTCACGAAGTACGCCGCTCCCGGCAACTTCATGCTCGGTGAGATCGGCCGCCTCTACGACGTGGTGTTCATCGAGACCACTCAGGTTGGCACCATCGCCGACGCTGGTGGCGTGATTCAGCGCTACGACAACGGTCAGGCTCTCGACTGGCGTACCCCTGCCCAGCAGGGTCTGGAGACCGGCAAGGCCGCCGAGGACGGCTCCGCCGGTACGGCAACTCCCGTCACCGATCCGTTCGAGACGCCCGGTGCTTCCGGGACGCCCGGTCAGGCGACCGAGGGGTCGACGGCTGAGCCGCAGGCCACTCCGGGCACCAAGCAGGTTCCCGGGTGGGATGAGCAGTGGCCCTCTACCTATGGGCAGTCGCGACTCGACACCAACCTCGGTGGCAACGATCTCGGCGACGAGGACGTGTACGAGGCGCTCATGCTCGGCGACAACTCGTTCGGCCACGCCATCTCGCTGCCGGTCGAGCTGCGTGACGGTGGCGTTCTGGACTTCGGTCGTGAGCACGCTCTGGCGTGGTACTCGATCTGGGGCTTCGGTCTGGTGACCGACTCCGCCGTGGTCAAGATCCGCACCAACGTCTGACCTCCCAAGGAAGAGAGCGGGGAGGGGGTAACTCCCCTCCCCTCCTCTCTGCGTTCTGTAGAACCAACCGATTCACGTACTGAGGAGAACTCCCCATGGCTACCACGAGTGCAACTGCCCGCAAGCGTCAGGCGACGGTCGATGTTCAGGACATCGAAGGCGCCGATCCGGAGCGCATCGGGACGCTGAGCAGCGTTCTCGGCAGCGCCGAGATCGAAGTCGGCGCTCCCGAAGAGATCGTTCCGGATCACCTCCGGAACCGCATCAACATGATCCGTGTGCGGATCAACGAGGACATCGAGGAAATGAGCTACGTCGGCGGTGGCCAGCGTGAGTCCTACTCCTTCAAGATGGGCCACGAGTACCTCGTGCCGTGGTACATCGCCAACGAGCTGGAGAACAACGGAAAGGTGTGGCACTGACATGACCACGGTCGTCCATCACAGCACGATGTACGTGCATCAGTCGCAGGGAAGCGCAGGTAGCACCCTTGCAGCGGCAGTCACCAAGGTGACGGGCGGCCCTGCCACCTTCAACGGCCTTGCTCCCAGTACCAAGAAGGAACTGGACAAGTACTCCGTCGCCGCCGACTTCAACCCCGCAGTGGTTACCGCATGGGCGACGAACGAGTGGGTCGTCACCGACAGTGGCCGCTACTACCGCTGGAACGGCACGTCGTGGGTCACGGTGGGTCTTGCCACTGGTGTCACCACGTCGGCCGTAGTCAACGCCGAGCGGTTCTTCACGGGCGGCCGGGCACCCAAGGACGAGGCTGAGCTGGCTTCCAGCGCCTTCGGCCAGACCGCTGCGTGGACCGTGGCCGGGCAGTTCGTGCGCCTCAAGGGCGCCGGTACCGGCGGGCAGCAGTTCTACTGGAACGGCACCAGCTGGGTGGCGGGCGTTCGCCCGGCCTGATCATGCCCCTAGACCCGCAGTGGTGGGGAAACACCCCCAATGTGTCCCCCTTCCGGGACAACGTCGATGGGTTGATCACCGCCGGGACCTTGCGGAGTTTCGCCGAGGCAGTGGCGCTCAACGTCGCCGCCGTCGACTGGTATGAGTACATACCCGGGGCGACCAACTCCGGTGCCCCGTACGTCTGGGACCAGATCAACCAGTCAGAAGTCGTCTGGTTTGCGGGAGAAGGTACCGGGCAGTTGTCGGCCAGCTGGCAGTACGCCGCCACTCCAGATGGGGAGGCGTACTTCGAGCACGCCAGCGGCAGCACTTCGGTGATCGTGGAGGTCTCTGTCGCCGGGACCGTAGTGGTGTCGGGGTTGACTTCCGGCACCACCCTGACCCCGGTCATGTGGTCAGGCCCCTCCCTTGCTGCCCTTGAGTTCTCTACACCGATCCCAATCGGCAGCCCTGTAACCGCTGGTTCAGGGCTTGAGACGCTGACGTTGCGCGGAGAGGGGTTCTCCCGGTTGACCACCTCAGGTGGAGTGTCTCTCACGGGAATCCTGTTGCAGCCCCCTTCCGGGGCCAAGATCGAAGCTTCAGCTGAAAGCGTGTCACTAGACTTCGGTGGCATGACTACCTTGGCGATCACTCGCCAAGCAGCGCAGGCTTCGTCCATCACTACCTGAGGACTCCTTCATGGCCCATCGTGCCGGGTTTCGTATCCCGAACGCCAGCAGCGACCAGATCGTCAACTTCCGTCAAGCGGAGCCAGATGCCGGGGACTTCTCGATTCTCGGCAACGACCGCTACGGCGTCTTCTACGGCTGTGGCGTGTCGACCTCAGGTACGGGCGGTTTCACCGTCTCTCTGGAAGCAGGCCCTCACATCATCCTTGTGGACGGGGTAGTCCAGCAGATTCCGTCCTCAGCGTCGGTGTCCTTGAGCACTGGGGCCACGACTGACCGGTTCGACCTTGTCGGGTGGGACGCTCAGGCCAATGCTCTGGCGGCGATCTCCGGCATTCCGGTCGATGACCCCACGTTCCCGGACATCCCGAACTCGTTCGTGGTGTTTGCCGCTGTGCTGGTGCCTGCGGGAGCGTCGAACATCACGCCGTACAACCTTACGGACAAGCGCAGGATGCTGCTCCACGGGGCACGGGGCGCTGCTGCGGCTGGCGACACCTTCCTCCGTAACCTCCTGCCGGACGGGGGAGTCGGCTTCCAAGCGACGGGTAGTGGCGCCATTTCGTGGGCCAACTCTGCTGTCACGCTGCAGTATGACGGGACCGACCTCGTTATCAGCGGCAAGAAGCTCGCTGCCAACAACGGGCTGTCGGTCACCGGATCTGTCACGGTCCAAGGGGCTGTCACGGCCACGGGGGACTTCGCTGCGGACAACTTCAAGCGGGGGGCAGGCAACCCGACTGGGCTAGGGGTCACCGGAAAGTACGGGGACGAGTTCTCCAACACCTTGACAGGCCAGAAGTACATCTGGCGGGGGCCTTCTGTTGGTTGGGCCGAGATCTACGCCGATGAGTACCCGCCCGGGACGGTCATCGCCTCGCTGCTGACCGGAGCTGACGCTGCTACCCACATGGTGGGGTGGCTCCCCCTCACCGGTCAGACGTACCCAGAGAGCGCTGTCGGTCGGCTCACTAACTTGGCGGCGCCATTCTCTTCGTGGGACAACAACAACGGAACGTGGACGTTGCCGAACCTGCAGGGCCGCACGCTGCTCGGGGGGACACCGGGAGCCTTGGCAGGGTCCAACTCCGTAGTGCTGAC